GCAAAATCGGTCTGAAAACCACCTCTCCGCAAGTTGCGAATTTCACGCCACTTGCCTCCTCTTCCTCTCAGGAACCCGGTCGAGTTGATTTCAGCTACGGTTCCTGATCGAATAGTCTTCAGATCATTTAACAAGTACCCGCTAGGGTAATCTGAAGCTTCGAGAAAACGGTGAGAAGACACAAGGGTGTCGTCACCGTTTACGAGAACATTGCCTTCTTCTCCGCGCAGCGCCCAACGCGCTGCCAGATACGAGTGAAGGCAAAGGAGGGGAAAGGAGAGGTAGCTCCCCATCATCTGTCCGTGCGATACTTCCTTCTCCTCTCCGGCGCAATCAACCAATGGCCGGAGTGACTGAAACGCTCGCAAGCGAATCGGTCCTGGAATTCGACTCTTTCGAAGCAAAGAGCCAAGTATCGCCTCTGTCACATCAAGTGACAGGTTGTCTGTGGCGCTTACCAGATCTACCGAGGTCTGGCAAGGGTAAACACAGGCAGATGATATCTTCTTCTCCGTAGGTGGTCCGACAAGGCGCCAAGACATACTCATTAGATGAGAGTCAAGACACTTGTGCAAGGGTGCTAGTACTTCGGTGGTCTCGTCATAGATGACGAGAGGCCTGCACTTACCTGCACTCATGACTTCCTTGTACCGGGCCCTGACAGGCTGATCGATCGGAACTGATCGGCCTGTAAGACACTGCCTACGGAACTCTTTCCCGCTCCCACACCAGTGGAGGTCAGCCCGAGGGCTGTTCATCCTGGCGGAAGCGTTGGGTACATGACGCCAAACAAAATCGTCATAATCCCGATCCCAATCGTACGGGAAGAGTTTAGAAACTTCGGACCTCACAAACCGAAGATAATCTGAAGAAGGGGGAGGGGGTGTAGAGAACGCGTTCTGCTCCCAAGCAGGACGCGCGGATGGTGTATGCTGCCTGCAGCCTTGGGGAAGGCTGCGTTTAATTGAAGAGACGGAATGGGCAAACTCCCATCTCTCGTGCTTCAGCATACGCATCAGGGGAAGAAAGCCGTCGTTGTCTCTGCGAAGAGACTGTTTCCTAGGAAACACGACTGAAGCCCGCTTTCTACCCTGAAGGAGGAGGTAAGAGAGATACCTGCTTAATTCCTTAGGTTCGAGATCAGGCAGTTCACTCCCGGGTATCCGGTAGCGAATCCTAATAAGTCTCAAACCATTGGAAATGGTCTCTCTTGTGTCGCGGGCGCTGCCGAAGCAGCGGCGACACGTTTGAGCCTCCGAACCAGTATTGGGTTTAACGGAGGCAGCGGTGCACGATGATCGAAGTCGTGTGCCAGTCCTTGACATGGTAAAGCGAGAGCTGCCA